GTGAGAATAATTCTGAATCCGCTCCTGTTGGAGCATCATTGAATGTAATACCGGATGGGAATTTGCCAGGAGCCAATCCATAAACTGATGCTTTAGTGTATTTCATTGTAGGACTCCAAGCTCCCATAGAACCATTTGTAGGAACCACGAATGCTTCAAATCCATAAGGAATGGCGGACACTGGATAATTGTTAGTTGTCATCTCAATACGAATGTTCTGACTGTTGTTTGAGTATGTTCCAAATTCAATTACCTTACCTTTGTAATCGATGTAGTTGTATTTATCACCAATTCTACGAGCTATGAAGTTCGAAGAATTTGGGTCAAGATTCAAGTTATTATATGATTCAACAATCACAGGACGTTTATCAGTATCACTGAATTTACGAAGTGTTAATGTGAACGAACCATAATCACTACCAGCGACTTGTCCGGCCAATTTCACATTGCTAACTTCAACTTTAAATTGAGTGTTAGTATATGTTCCATCAGCAAGAGTTAACACTCTAAACAATTCATATCTTGTGGCAGAACCACTTGGTTGCCATGGAGCTACTTTTTGAGACACGACCCAAGGAGTAACTGCGTTTGTAATAGAAAATGCGCTATCACCGTTTGTTAAATCACGGGAATATGCATCAGTAAAGTTCATAGGTTCTCCTGCAACAGAAGCTGAAGGAAGAGCGGCGCCTACAATCAACCATTGTGTTTTTTCAGAAATAACCTCAGATACAGCGTTTTCATAAATCTTATACAAATAAGCAGCTTCAATTTTTTGACCTGATACTTGTTTGTCTGGATTACCAGCTGTAGGGTCGTTACCAAACACATTGGTTATGTAACGTGTGTTACTACTATCCAATGAAAATTGATAAACACCATAAGGAGTCGTACTGTTACTGTTTTTGAGTGTCAAACTGAAGTCCGTAGGGATATCACTTACTCCACCTTCTGAACTCCAGTTTGTAATAGGATTGGTCAAGGATAATGTAGAACCATTAAATCCTGGTGCAATCAAATTTTGAATACCACCAGCTTGTGTATCTGCCAACACTGTTAATAATCTATAATCAGCTCCAGATTGAGTTACCCAAGCTCCGTTTGGTAGAACACATGGGTCAAATGATGCTGTTCCTACTGGCGTAAAATCGGTATATTTACCAAATGCTCCAGTTACAACACCTGCTAATTGAATAATTGGGAATCCACAAGTTCCAAGGTTTACGTTCAAAGATGCGCTAATCAACTGAACAGTTCCAAATGGATTTGCGGCCGTTGGAAAACTGACTGTGATTGGATTTGTCAAACTGGCTGAGAACGTTCCGTTTGATATAGAAGCGGAAAATTGTGATTGACTTACGTTTGCTTGAGCAGTCAACGTTGTTGCTGACATTCCCAAAGTAATCGTTTGTCCACTGTATAGAATACTTCCGCTTGGAGATGTTGGGCTAAGAGCCGTATCATCTGCTGCAATTCCATTAAAAGTAATCGTAACTGATGCGGATGTGATTGACATCGTTTTGCTGCTAGTATTAGCAAACGAGATACTTTCACTATATTGATTTGCTGCGCTACCAGTAAAATAGACATATGAGCTTCCACTGTTCAAAGCACCCATAGAACCGGTTCTATTGTAAGTACCCTTGATTGCCCAAATACCAAATGGATATTTCTGTTGATAACCTGTTAGACCACCAACACGCACCACAGTTACCAATCCTTGTTCCTGAAGATACTGACCGGCCGTATATGGGCCGTAGTAAATTCCATCTGGAACACCAAATTGGTTTTGTAGTGTGTTTACATTAGTAAACATCGTAGGTGAAAAGGCCGGGCCTTTAGCGAATGGGGCTACTACAACACCCCCGATGTCTGCAACGCCTGCTGCTACACCCGTTAGGTCGTTCTCGCGTGTGAAAACTCCTGGCGAAACGATATTCCTATCTGGCGAAAATGATGAACCTTCTTGAATTGGCATGGCTTATATTCCTTTTTCTATTTATTGTGTTTATATTTGAGAGTCAATATCCTCATAATTTAACTAAATATAAATAGAATCAAAAATTTGGAAAAGATAATGAATTATAAAATTGTTAGTGATTGAACCCCTTAATAACAACCACATTTATTCCGTCCCAATAGTTATAACTTTTTATCGGAAATAAATGTTCCAGCCTTTAAATCGAGAGAACCCTCACCATATTTTTTCAATAATGTTTCTATTAGAGAGTTTTCTTCTTTTTGAAGGGTCGTCCACTCTCCTTCCAATATTACTTCTTGTTCGGAGATATATTTCAAGGTTTTTTCAGTTTGTATTTTTTGAAGATACAATTGTCCAAATTGAAACATTTTTTGTTGGAATTTGTTTTGTAACGTTTGAACTTCTGTGAGTTCGCTGTCAGTCATTTTTATTTGTTCATTCATAACTTGTTCTTTATATATACATCAAAATTTATACACAATTTTAATTTATTTTTTCTACGTTGACTCTTAATCGTCTTATTTGTGTAGCGTTTGAAGGAGTCCCATTAGTACATTGAACTGTACAATCTAATTGACCTGACGTAGGAACATAAACAATATAGTTTAAAATTGTATCACGGTTTTCATAGTCATATGAACCTACGAAATCTCGGTTTGTTCTATATGCGGTTCCGTTAACTCTAAGAGCCGTATCTATATCTACCGCAGGCTTATTTGTCGATAAATCACCAATATTATATTGATAACAAACTCTATAAATTCCGGGAGGTACATTAACCATTGAATTTGAAATTTGAGCTATGTTTGTTCTTATATATTGAATAAAATACGGAGTTCCTGCATGCGAATCAAAATAATCATAAACTCCGGCTCTAGCATATGTTATTTTTTCTGCTCCGAGTGGCCCCGTGTTATAGAATAAAATCCAACGTTTTGATATAAAATCATATTGCATATGTCCACGCCATATGTTTGTAGATTCAACTGTAAGACCGCCATCAGACGGAATGCCTACCGGAGAACAATACGGATTAGATTCGTCTTTTTGCCAAGGGCCTGTCAATGTGTTTGAGTATGCATATCCAATTGCACTTATGTTTGGCTCTGTTCCTGCTGAAGTAGGCCGAGTGTTTCCGGCATTGTAAACCATCATATATGTGTTATCTGAACAGAGACGTATTTGTGTACCACCCATCCATCCATAATCCCAACTTCCTGTGTTTCCTGGAGTCATCACATCAACATAACTTTTTGTAAACACAGCACCAGGATTGGATGCGGTAGCAGATAACATACGAACCGCTAGTCCATAAGTCGGTACAGCTCCTGCAGGAGCTCCCATATACCACATGTAACACTGTCCATTTTTATAAATGGCATAAGGTGTATCCGTTGTATAATCATCCAACGACCCACTTGCGCCTCTTGGGATGGTCTTAGTTCCAATCGTCCACGGCCCTGTTAAGTTTGATGATGAAAAATGAGAAATTTCTTTATCGTTTGGCCCGCCGTTATAATAAGCGGCATATCCATGATAATATCCGTTTATGTTTTGTGGAACTCCGTTTTCATCAACCAAGAATACGAATTTATGATACAAATTAAGAGATGTTACTTGAACAGGAGTAGACCACGGCCCTTCTAGTAATGAGGCAGTTATATAGAATGTTGAGACAGGAGTTGGAGTTGTACAGAAATAATACAATATCCATATGTTGTTAGTGGTATCATACACAGTAAACGCATCACCGAATATTGAAATTCCATCTCCAACCACAACGTTACCAGTTGGCCCAAACCACTGTCTAGTTGGACTTTTTACAAATAAATTAGCATTGGCTGTTCCTGCTAAATAACTGGATGTTAACGACCAACTCGATGTAATTGGATATGTTGAACCTGTTGTTAAAGATGTTCCGCCGCCGCCGCCATTTAATGCGAATGATGCAGTTAATGCATAAGAAGCTGATACGGATGGATTACCTGGAGCATAAGAAGCTGACAAAGCATAAGACGATGTCAATGCATAACTTGCAGAAACCGATGGTGACCCTGGAGCATAAGATGCCGATGTAGCATAACTAGAACTTATAGATGCGCTAGAAAATGATGAACTAACGGAAAAATTATTAGGCGTAGATGGAGCCCACGAGGCCGTTAATGCATAACTTGCAGAAACTGATGGTGACCCTGGAGCATAAGAAGCTGATAAAGCATAACTTGAAGAGTAGGAACTACTCGCCCAAGAGGCGCTGTTGCCATACATAATTGATGACGTAAATCCTAATGATGATGTTGTAAAAATAAAAATGGTGTCGGGTGTCAAACCAATTGTTTGTTCGGTAAGTCCGCCAGCAACCTGTCTTGTATAGACAGAAGCGTTTGATGGGTAATATACTATTGCCATACGATATAATTATAAACGATAGGAGAATTATACAAAGTTAAAATATTATAAATCTATTAATACCCAAATCTTGATTTTGTTGTATTATACATATTAGCAATTTCGGATGTCGATAATCCTCTGTTGTAAACTAATACTATTGCAATATATCCATTAAAAGGTTCTGTTCCGTTTGATTGTGATGACCCAACAGACAAATTACTTGTTGTAACAACGTTATGTCCACCTGGAGAATCGCTTCCAATAACAACATTATTTGAATAAATTTTTCTTGATGTTCCATTATACGTAGCAACTATATTATACCACTTGTTTGTAGCAGTAAAATTTTCGGCAGTTAAATCTATTCCCCACCAATAGTTTGTA